GAAAACAAAACAGAACAAACCGACTCTATCGTGAAACGACCATATAAGGCTAGTAACAGCACACCGCACTACAAGCTCATATGGCCAAGGTTAGAGCCGCTCTGGAACGGATCCGGGACCCATCGGTGCAGACTGCCCTTTCTGAGGCTGCCTACACCCATATGCGTCCTGTCCTCAAAGAAGCTTTGGTAAATTGCCCTTACGCACTTACCGACGCAGAAGCAGATAGTTTAGAAAACTTAGGCATCACCATCAACCCTAGCGCCACTCAAACACACACTCACGCAGCATGTAAAGCAATAGAAAATCGTATGCTAGAAGTAGTTGGTAGTCACTTACCCAAAGAAGCATGCACTATGCTATTCCTGAAGAGATCCAAATTAAGGTATATGCGTCGAGCAGCTGCCTTAAAAGACACCTTTGTTAACAAAGATGTTGAACCCAAGGACCTCTTTAGATATGACAGCGACACCATTCGCAGCAAGCTTCAGGGCATAGAACATAGTATCGCCTATATTTCAGATACTCTACATTTTATGTCCAGACAAGAGTTAGTTCAGCTTTTTGTAGACTCCCCAAACCTAGAAACCCTCTTAGCTACAGTAGTGCTCCCAGTAGAAGCTCTCCACCGCAGGACCACCCTCTACCCCACCCTCTACTCAGTCAATTACAGCGCCAAGGGCTTCGAGTATATACCTGGCAACCACGGAGGCGGCGCTTATTTCCACCCTTATTCCACCCTAGAGTGGCTTAAAGTGCGTCAAATACACGCTTATGACTACTACGCACTTGATCCGCAAATCACTCTCACTTTCCAAATGGTGGAAAGTCTGGGCGCCAACCACCTGTTCATCATTCGCAGAGCCGACATGAAGACTCCTGCTATGAGAACTTTTTGTCGTGACTCCTTGGTCACACTACCAAAGGTTTTCTGCCCTGACTCCATGAACGCGAACAGGCCATTAGAAAAGAAGCGGGCCATGCAGTTAATGCTCTACTGCAAATCAGTCAAACAGGTCACTGAGAGAGACATCTATGCCAAAATTCGGCAACTGATCCCCACCCAGGAACTCGAGTTATATGAGCCGGATGAGATTGTGCATCTCGCCAATTACTTTTACTTCATGGCCCATCTCGATTCCATCACCTGCTTCGAAGACCTCTTGTCTAACAATGTTTGGCGAAGACTCACGCTGCCCATCCGCACTAAATTTCGCCAACTAGTGGAATTTTTCAAGGGCAAGTCTGACTTCAACAAGCTACTGCAAGCGCTTAAGTGGGAAACTTTCACCTACTCTCTGGAACCTGAGGACTACTCCGAAAAATTTTCAAGCCATCGTGCTAGAGAATTTGCAGAAATGACTGACACGACTGTAGGAAAGGCCGCAGAGACACTGCGTTATGTCGCTCGACACCCAGAAGTGGTACAACCCGAGGACTTCGCCAGCCAGCCAATACCCGACCCTTTAGAAAACTGCTCCCACTACATCCAAATCGACCCAGCAACCCCAAAGCTCGACGCTGATGCTAGCCCCCACGCTCTATCCGCCGAAACGCCCCCCGCGACCGCCCAACTCCAACTACTGCCGTCAAACGCTGGCTTATGCACTGGGGTCCCACCCACACACCACAGCGATTGGCAGGTCGCAACCATGGAGTACCTGATGGAGCAGGCTGGTGGTGTCACTTCTGACGGCCGAACGCGCACCATCTTCCACAAACCTACTCCCGCGGCACACACTTTAGGCACCACCCCCACCACGGCTGACTGGCCTGAGATACTGGACGACATAGCCGCATCACTGCCCGCTCAGCCCGACCTGTGCATCCTCGAAGCCTTTCACACCTCCAGGCCCGGCCCGCTGCTCCCTGACGTACCACTGTGGGCTGCTCAGAAATCCACCGTGCTTTGCTTTGGAGACGTCACTTGGTTGTTCCCCTGTCCACACGAAACCACGACGAGAAATGGGGATCACTTCACACTTGAGAACACACACTTGGGACCCCACGCCCCTAAAATTGACAATTGTGGACTCCGAAGTGTCGTGGCCCACTTCATCACGGTAGGCGCACCTGCCAGCCACGTGGAAGCTCCAAAGATTAGCAATGCAACTAGCAACGAAGAGCTTTCACCATCCCACCCGCCGCCACCCGCTAACCCGCCGGCCCCAGCGCCTGCTGCACACCGAACTGTGAACAACAATGTGGCGCCCGCGGACCAATCAAAACCCGTCCCTTGGGCTTCATGGGTGCCGCTCCTCAAAAACCACGGCTTCGACGGAGATCAGGAACAGCTACACCCTGACGGACAGCTTATCCTCCCCATACAAGACGTGCACAAACTGCCCCACGCTGCCTATCCTAGTGAAGTTCCGATCGCCCTCCAAGAAACACTAAACAACATTAAGAGGTACCCTGTCACCATCAAGTTGGACAAACACCGTGCATCATCCTACGCCTCAGACATCAAGAACAACAGGACAGGGAGGCTTTTGCTGCAGATGGACCAAAAGTGGAAATCATCTTTCGCATACAAGATGCAGCATGAGGATCATGAGGTCGTTGGCACCATCATCCATGGATGTGCAGGCTCTGGAAAGTCATATTCCGTGCAGAAGTGGATGAGGACGCTAAAAGAAGACCAAAATGTGATTACCGTGGTCACCCCAACCGTCTTGCTAAGAAACGACTGGCACACCAAATTGCCTATCCTGACAGCTGACACTTTCAAAACCTTTGAGAAAGCTATTGTTCAGCCCTGCAATCCAGTCGTTGTCTTCGATGACTACACCAAACTCCCTCCAGGCATGATTGAAGCCATGGTTATGCACCACAGGAATATCAGCTTCATCATCTTGACCGGTGACAGTCGTCAGTCCACCTACCACGAGCTCAATGACGAGGCGTACATCTCCGCACTGCCCGAAGCTGTTGAAGTGTTTTCGCCGTACTGTGAATTCTACCTCAACGCCACCCACAGGAATGTGCGAGACCTTGCCAACAAGTTGGGCGTTTACTCCGAAAGACCAGGAAAGTGTAAGATCAACTTCACATCTTGCCACCTCCATGGCTCCAAGATCCCCATTCTCGTCCCATCCACCTTTAAGAAGAATGCTATGGCTGAGATGGGCCACAACTCAATGACATACGCTGGTTGTCAAGGACTTACCGCCGCCAAGGTCCAAATCGTGTTAGATAACCACACAAGCCACTGCTCTGAAAGAGTTATCTACACCTGCTTGTCTAGGGCTGTTGACGGCATTCACTTCATCAACACTGGGCCCACGTCTGGAGACTACTGGGAGAAACTTGGCTCAACACCATACCTCAAAGCTTTCATAGATGCGTACAGAGACGAACGCACGGAGGTGTACAACTCACAGCCAGCTGACGACAGCCCCACTGAGCCCGATGCTCCCATCACACACTTTCCAATGGCCCCTAAACCACTTCTGGAGCCCCTAGTTGCTGAGCTGCCTGTGAAAGAAGACAGAGAAATCTACTCCACCACCCATGGATACTCAAATGCCATCCAAACAGATGATGGAGTGGTGCAACTTTTCCAACATCAGCAGGCCAAGGACGAGACCCTTTACTGGGCCACCATTGAGACCAGACTCGCCATATCCACACCTGAAGCTAACCTGCGCGAATTCAACCTCAAAAGAGATGTGGGTGACATCCTCTTCCTCAACTATGCTAAACTGATGGGCTTGCCTGCAGAGCCAGTTCCTTTTGAGGAGAGACTTTGGGAAATCTCAGCTGCTGAAGTACGCAATACTTACCTGAGTAAGGCAGTAGGCAACCTTGTCAATGCCGCTGCCCGCCAGAGCCCAGACTTCCCTGTCAACCGAATAGCACTCTTCCTGAAGTCCCAATGGGTGAAGAAAGTCGAAAAACTAGGCGCAATCAAAGTCAAGTCAGGGCAGACAATTGCGGCATTCATGCAGGAAACTGTTATGCTGTACGGCACGATGGCACGCTACTTGCGTAAGATGAGGCAGAGGTTCCAGCCGGACAATATCTTTATCAACTGTGAGACAACACCTGAAGACTTGGATCGCTTCATCAAGACAAAGTGGAACTTCAAACGTCCCGCACATACTAACGACTTCACAGCTTTCGATCAGTCTCAAGACGGAGCTATGCTGCAGTTCGAAGTCATTAAAGCTAAGTTCTTCAATGTCCCACCTGAGATCATCGAGGGCTACATCTTCATCAAGCTGAATGCAGCTATCTTTCTGGGAACTCTCGGAATCATGCGGCTCTCAGGCGAGGGACCGACTTTTGACGCTAACACTGAGTGCTCAATCGCCTACAATGCCACGCGATTCCACATACAACCTGACACCGCCCAAGTATACGCTGGCGATGACATGGCATTGGACCGGATTAGTATTGAAAAGGAGACCTTCCACACACTGGAAAGACAACTCAAACTCACGTCCAAGCCCCTCTTCCCGACACAAACTAAGGGTGATTACGCTGAGTTTTGTGGTTGGGTACTCACACCAGACGGTCTCATCAAACAACCATTGAAGATGCACGCCAGCATCATGCTCCAAAAGAAAATCCAGAACATCTCCCAGAGTGCTAGATCATACGCTCTAGACCTCAGGTACGCTTACAAAATGGGTGACACACTCCAAGAGCACCTAACCGAAGAAGAGGCCAACTACCATCAAGAATCAGTCAGGCAAATGCACCTTCTACACCAGCAAGATGTTTTGGCCCGCGGCAGCGCCTCACCACCCAAGGACACAGGCCACGAGGGGACCAGCACCCGAACCCAAAAGCGCAACCAAGTCAAGCGGAGAGCCAAGGTGCGTGTGGCCACCATTGCTGAGGCCACTTAGACCCCCACCCGGCAGCTCTCTGGTGCCGGGTTAAGTTTCCTAGATAGTGAAATGGAATTAGAGTACTTGATTAATTTGTTAGATTTCTACGGCTTTGTTAGGAGTTCTAGATCTTTCTCCCTCCCCTTAGTAATACACGGTGTTGCTGGCTGCGGCAAGTCCACCATCATCAGTAAAGTTTCGTGTGCCTACCCTAAACTCATCTCCGCCAGCTTCTCACCACAGCTCATCGACCCTGACTCTGGACGTCGACAAAGCGTTGTGGACGGCACCACTGTCGATTTGCTTGACGAATACTTGGCAGGAAACAATCCAATCGTCCGCCTAGCCAAATTCAGTGACCCACTGCAATACGATTGTCAGAGCCCAGAAGAACCACACTACAGAGCACTACACTCACACAGGTTCTGCCCAGCCACAGCACAGCTGCTCAACAAAATCTTTGGCTGCCACATCACTTCCAAGTTAAACACGTCAGCCGTCATCAGATTCGCAGACGCTTTCACTGAAGATCCTGAAGGCCAAGTCATAACGTTTGAGCCTGAATTAGAGAGCCTTCTCACCGCGCACGGCTGCCCCACCACACCTGTCGCCGACCTCTGGGGCCGTAATATCCCTTATGTGAGCGTCTACACATCTTCTATAGGGTACGCACTCGAGAACTACAGAAGCTCACTTTTCCTAGCACTGACAAGGCACCAGAAGCAGCTGCTCATCTTCGATCTTGATGCCAGGGCTGACCCCACCCACGAACTTTGAGCAAGTGTGGAAAATTGCCGCTATTGGCTTACTCACGTGTGGCTCAATATATGCGCTAAGGGCGAACCACCAGCCTCACGTCGGAGACAACTTACACGCGCTACCACACGGAGGCCTGTATAGAGACGGCACAAAGCAGATAACTTACTGTAGTCCACAGAAAACTCATGCCTACAACCACAAGTGGACCGCAGCAGCCGCCATCGCCATTCTTTCTCTTCTTATTTACGCACAAAGTAGATTTTCTCTTGGGAATCGCCCTGATCCTGTTCGTGTATGCCGTCACTGTCCCCAGGCAGGCAACGACGTGCACGGTCACCATCACGGGTGAGGCCATCCGCGTTGTAGGTTGCCCCGATCCTGGCTCTGTGTTCACTAACCTGAACATAGCCCCATGGAACGGGGTTAAGTTTCCTATTTTAGATTTTGAAAATTAATCTCGTCACTAATTAAGTAAGTAAGTATGACTGACCCCAGCAAGAATGTCTCCGGTGGTCCTACCAACCCTCCTCCGAAGGTTGCCTCTGGATCTGCCCCTCCTCAAGGCAAGACACCCGAACCTACCCCCACTGACACCTCAGACCCTACTCGAGGCCCCTCGCTAAGCCAACTCCGCCAAGTGAAATACGTGTCAGCCACCACGTCTGTGGCTACACCTGAAGAGATCAAGCTCCTTGGCAGCTTGTACGAGCGTATGGGCATTGACAAGAATGAAGTCGCCCCCGCAATGTGGGATTTGGCTAGGGCCTATGCTGATGTCCAATCTAGTCAGTCCGCTGTGCTAGTAGGAACCACCCCCTCAAACCCCGCAATCACGCGACAAGCCCTCAGCCGGCAAGTGCTCACCATTAATGTCACACCCAGACAGTTCTGCAGCTACTTTGCTAAGGTTGTCTGGAACATGTGCATTGATTCCGGCATTGCGCCCGCTAACTGGGTCAAAATGGGTCTACAGGAGCCTGAACGCTTTGCTGGCTTTGACTTCTTTGAGGCCGTGCTCTCACCAGCTGCTCTTGAACCTGAAGGGGGACTCGTACGCCAACCCACTATGCGGGAAATCCAAGCCCACGCTCTCACAAAGGCTGGCGCCCTGGCCCGTCAGAAGATTCAGAATGGCAATTACATCTCCAACCTAGCTGAAGTCACCCGTGGACGTGTCGGCGGGGTTAACACCATGTATGCCATCGAGGAACCTCCGGAGCTCTAAATAACACTTGCAAACTTAAATAAGTGTGTGGTTTTCTACAGTTTATTTTCCACCTACCTAGTAGTT